CTGCCGTTCAACCTAATCAAGAGCACTACGTTAATCTCTTTAATCAAATGTCGTTCGCCTCATTCATTAACCCTCAAAATGAGGAGGCTGTTATTCATGATCTTCAACGATCACTCGGGCTTGAGCGGAAAACATGCGTTTCTGAGTCCAAGTAATTACCATTGGCTCAACTATAATGACCAGAAACTTGAAGCCCGTTTTGTAGCAGCCCAGGCAGCACGGCGTGGATCGGATATTCATGCTCTTGCTCATGAGGCGATACGTCTTGGTATCAAGCTGTCGAAAGCTAACCAAGCTTTGTCGACATATGTTAATGATGGTATCGGTTACAAGATGTCGTGTGAACAGATGTTGTTCTATTCGATTAATTGTTTCGGAACACCAGATACTATTTCGTTTCGAAGAGGTAAGTTGCGTATTCATGATTTGAAAACTGGTATAACTGTAGCTTCAGAACATCAGTTAGAAGTTTATGCGGCCATATTCTGCCTAGAGTACGCCATTGACCCGTTTGAAATAGAAATAGAACTTAGAATCTATCAAAGAGATGAGATTAAAGTCTTTCTACCATTCCCAGAAAGAATTGTATCCATTATGGATAAGATTATAGTGTTTGATCAGCAAATCGAACAGATGAGGGCATCAGACAGATACTGAAAGGGGGTGATGACTGTGAAGCTTGAAGAAGAACAATATTTGGAACATTACGGCACCAAGAGGCATTCCGGTCGTTATCCTTGGGGTTCTGGTGACGATGACCTAGAAGGATATGGTGTTAACTATCCTCGTAATGAAGAATTTCTTCAAAGAGTAGATTCTATGAAGAAGAAAGGCATGAGCGAAAAAGAAATCGCTGATGGCGTTGGTATGACAATGAAAGACTTGAGGGACACAAAGTCTAATTACAAATATCAACAAAAAGCAACAGAAATTGCCTTCATGGAAAAGCTGAAGGCAAAAGGATATTCGAACAAAGCCATCGGCGACCGCATGGGTAAGGCAGAATCTGTTGTTCGGTCATATCTTGCCCCAGGTGCAAAAGATAAGCTTGAAGCTACACGGGCCACAACAAACATGCTTAAGAGTGAAGTTGATGAAAAAGGTATGGTTGATGTTGGTGCTGGCGTAGAGAATCGCATGGGTATTACAAGAACTAAACTAGAACAGGCCCTTAGCGCACTTAAAGATCAAGGTTATGAGGTCCACAACGTTAAGCAGCCACAGATTCAAACTGGTCATGAGACTGTACAGAAAGTGTTGGCCACGCCTGGTACGACACAACACGATGTCTTTATGAACAAGAGCCAAGTTCAGCAAATCGGCTCTTATTCAGAAGACAACGGTAGAAGCATAATTCGCATACATCCTCCTATGAAGATTGATCCAGTTCGTCTTGATGTTATCTATGGGGATGAGGGTAAACAAGCTGATGGTGTTGTTTATGTTCGTCCGGATGTAGCTGATCTTTCACTTGGCGGTGTCAATTATTCACAGGTAAGAATTCGTGTTGGCGATAACCATTACATAAAAGGTATGGCTATGTATAAGGCTGATCTACCTCCAGGAGTGGATCTTCAATTTAACACTGCTAAGAAAGACACAGGAAATCATCTTGATGCGCTAAAAGAAGTTGTAAGAGGTGAAGATGGTAAGCCAGACGATAAGAACCCATTCGGTGCTTACATCGCTCATCAAATTACAGAGAATTCTGGATCACCAGAAGAAAAATTGACATCAGCTATGAATGTTGTGAATGAAGAAGGAGATTGGGCAGAATGGTCTAGGACTTTGTCGTCGCAATTTCTATCAAAGCAAAAGCCTAAGCTTGCTAAAACACAGCTCGACATGACATACGAACGTCGTCAGGCTGAGCACAAGGCGATTAACGAACTTACTAATGATACAGTAAAGAAGAAGCTGCTAGAAGATTTTGCTGGAGCTACCGACACTGCGGCCGCTCATTTGAAAGCAGCTCAACTTCCTCGCCAAGCCAATCATGTTATCCTTCCAATTCATGATATGAAACCGACTGAAGTTTATGCGCCTAGATTTCTTGATGGAGAAACGGTTGTTCTGATTCGTTTCCCCCACGGCGGAACATTTGAAATTCCTAGGTTGATTGTTAATAACAAGCATGAAACAGCTAGACGTTTGATTGGACACGATTCTCCTGATGCTATTGGTATTCATAGTAGTGTTGCTGAGAGACTGTCTGGTGCAGACTTTGATGGTGACACAGTGCTTGTTGTTCCAGACAATAACAAAAGAATTAACGACACTAAGGCATTAGACGGCCTTAAGAATTTTGACCCCATAGCTGAATACCCAGGCTATCCTGGAATGAAAGTCATGGGTAATACACAGGCACAGATGGGTATGATTTCTAATCTGATCACAGACATGTCATTGGGTGGTGCTGGACCAGATGAACTAACAAGAGCAGTCAAGCATTCAATGGTTGTCATCGATGCAGAGAAGAAACAACTCGATCATTCACGATCTTTTAGAGACAACAACATAGCTGGCCTAAAGAAAAGGTATCAGCAAGGCGGAGCATCCACGCTCATCTCTAGGAAAGGTCGTCCTCTAGAGGTACCAGAGCGTAAGCCTAGAACTGCTGCTAAAGGTGGTCCTGTTAATAAAGTAACTGGTGAGTTGATGTATGAGCCCACCAATAAGAAGCGTAGAGATGGTACACCATTGATGGTGAGAGTTCCTTCTCTTGCTGAAGTTAAGGATGCGCATACGTTATCATCTGGTACGCCAATGGAAACGCTTTATGCTGATCATTCTAACAGGCTCAAGGCCATGGCTAACCGGGCCCGTCTAGATGCTTTAAATACCCCCGCCCCTAAACAATCGGCCTCTGCTAAGAAGGCGTATGCCAAGGAAGTTGAATCATTAGAAGCCTCCCTGGACATTGCTTATAGAAACCGCCCCCTTGAAAGACATGCCAACATAGTGGCAGACTCCGCTATCCGGGTCAGGGTACAAGCTAATCCAAACATGGAACCGAGCACGCGTAAGAAGATTGAACGCCAGGAGCTAGAAGACGCAAGGGTGCGTGTCGGTGCTAAGGCTCATCAGATTAACATCAGTGATGATGAATGGAAAGCTATTCAAGCTAATGCTGTTAGTAACAGTAAGTTAACCGAGATACTAAAGTATGCAGACCCTAAGAGAGTAAGAGAACTTGCTACACCACAAACTGCTAGATTGATGACACCAACCAAGACTAAGCGTGCTAATGACATGATAGAGCTTGGCTACACACATGCTGAGATTGCTAGTAGTCTAGGTGTGTCTGTGTCTACACTATACGATGCACTCAAGTAAAGGAAGGATTGAATGACTAAGACAATGCTATCAACCATCGACAATCCTTTCAATCCTTTTGACAACTACCCTGCATGGTATGCATTTGATGCGGCCTCCTGTTACCACACACAGCAGTTGCTTTCAAGAATTGTTCAGACATCTGATGAGCTTAGTGAAGCTGAATATGAATCAGCAATTGAAAATGCTGTTGATGAAATCGTTGCTGAGAATGTCATGGGAGTTTTCATAAAGGTTGTGAGGGAGGAATAGGGGGAGGGGGGGGTCGCGAGATCTACCCCCCCTTTGCATCGCCCGGCTCCCAAAAAATGCCCCGGGGGAATCATTGGAAAACCAATTCGGATTTTCGGAGGGAGGATGAGTGAGTGACAACAAGGTAATCGTTCACAAGGGAAGAACAAACACCCTTCAAGTGAACTTGGGGATCGATATTTCCGCTGATACCTTCACAAGTGGAATCCGAGCTGAACCAACTGTGAATTCAGACCTGATCATAGCATGGACTGTGGCTTTTCTGACAGACGGTCACGATGGAAAGCTTAAGCTAACAGTGGATGATCAAGACACAAAGCTTATTGCAGCCAATAGTGGTTACATGGATCTTAAACGTGTGTTGGGTTCAGAACCAGTTCCTGTCTTCGACAAGCCTCTTGAGGTTACATTCCGAGGGACGGTAACCCAATGAGTGAAATCAACGTTATTCAGCGTACGCAGATCATCAATGTTGAGCCAGTGTCGCAATCAGTCTCTGTCATCAACGCGGGGCCTCAAGGTCCAGGCGGACCAATCGGTACTTCAACAGGTACGATTATTCTTCCTGGTACAACACCACCCCTTCCCAGCGATGGCGCAGTAGGAAACTATTGGATAGATCAAACTGCCGATATTCTTTATGGTCCAAAGAAGACCGTAGCTCCTGTTTGGCCCATTGCTATGTATGGGGCGCAAACTCCTCCAGCTCTTCTGGGTG